GGGTAAAGACAAGTCGCCCTGTGCGTTTGATGATCCTGATCGTTGGGTACGTGGTATTGTTGACTTGCTTATTGTTGATAATGACTATGCTTTCATTGTTGACTATAAGACCGGAAGTAATCGCTATCCTGATCCTAAACAATTACGCTTGATGTCTCTTATGACCTTCGCTCATTTCCCACAAGTTAATAAGATTAAAGCGGGTCTTTTGTTTGTAATGCATAATTCATTTATTACAGAAGAATACGACAGAAAAGATATGGACATATCATGGAATAAGTTTACAGTATCTTTATCAAGGCTTGACAATTCGTACGAAACTAATACATGGGTTGCAAACTCTACACCCTTATGTAAATTCTGCCCTGTCAAGACCTGTGAATTTAATAGAACATGATATAATATTGTATGCCTTTCGTTAATAAACCAAGACCTATCTATAAAGACTCCCCACTAGAACATGAGAAACGGATGGAGCGTCAACGTGCACGTCGCAAGTTAGATAAAGAAGGTGTTGCGCGTAAGGGTAAAGATATAGCTCATGTTAAAGCCTTATCTAAAGGCGGTTCAAACAAAGATGGATTACGTGTTGAATCTGCATCAGCTAATAGATCATTTAAAAGAAATTCGCAACACAAGTTAGTATCAGAAGTTAGTACTAAAGAACGTAAAAAGAAATAATCAAGTAATACTTGACAGCACTAATAGGTGTGCTAAACTACCTATCCTAGTTATTAAAGAGCGACCTTGGGTCTTAGTTAAATGGAAATCATAGATAATACCGCAGTTAAACTTACAGTGCCTGAACACATAGTTTCTCACATCACTAGCAATATTGAGAAGTGTGAAGTACTAGAACATAAAGGCAATCTTACAGACCTCATTGTATTTTGGGGGCTTGATGAGATGACCCGCCTTAATCAACTTATTTCATTTCGTACTAACCTACCATCACCTATCGTCCGTGATTATAATTGGCCAGGTATTTATAAACCGTTTGACCATCAACGTGTTACCTCAGAGTTCTTATCTATCAATCACCGTGCCTTTTGTTTTAACGAAGCTGGTACTGGTAAAACTTCGTCAGTACTTTGGGCTACAGACTATCTAATGAAGCAAGGCAAAGTTAAACGCGTTCTTATTATATGTCCTTTGTCAATTATGTATTCAGCTTGGCAAGGCGATGTCTTTAATACGTGTATGCACAGATCAGTTGGTATTGCGCACGGCACTTCAGCCAAACGAGAAAAGATTATTAATGGTGAATATGAGTTTGTTATTATTAATTATGATGGCGTAGCTATTGTTAAAGACGCAATCATTAAAGGTGGATTTGATTTAATAGTAGTTGATGAAGCTAATGCTTATAAGTCGCCTAGTACTGCTCGTTGGAAAACGCTATCTAAGATTCTTAAACCTGAAACAAGATTGTGGATGATGACAGGAACACCTGCGGCTCAATCACCTGTCGATGCTTATGGCCTAGCTAAACTTGTCTGCCCGCAGAGAGTTCCTAAATTTAGTGCTGCTTGGCGAGATAAAGTTATGCAACAGATTACTAGATTTAAATGGGTGCCTAAACATAACGCCAAAGATGAAGTATTTAAAGCGTTGCAACCTGCAATTAGATATGCTAAGAATGAATGTTTAGATTTACCTGATGTAATGTATCAAACGCGCGATGTACCATTGACTCCACAAGTTCAGAAATATTATAAGCAATTAAAAGAACAGATGTTAATCGAGACTGCGGGCGAATCAGTTAGCGCAGTTAATGCGGCGGTTAACCTTAATAAGTTATTACAAATCTCAGGCGGTGCTGTATATACAGATAAAAAAGAAGTAATTGAGTTTGATATTTCACCTCGTCTATCTGCGTTAAGTGAAGTGATTGCTGAGACTACAAATAAAATATTAGTGTTTGTACCTTATCGACACACAATACGAGTAGTTCATAACTATTTAACTAAAGAAGGTATATCAAACGAAGTTATTAACGGGGAAGTATCAGCTACAGATAGAGCGCATATTATTCAGCGGTTTCAAAGCATGGACGATCCTCGTGTATTAGTAATTCAACCGCAAGCTGCTTCTCACGGAGTGACGCTAACTAGAGCAGATACTATAGTTTTTTGGTCGCCTGTAATGGGAGTTGAAACTTACCTACAATGCGTTGCCCGTATGGATCGTGTAGGTCAGAAGAATAAGATGACAGTTGTTCATCTTGAAGGATCAGATGTAGAGAAAAGAATTTATAAGATGTTGCAAGGCAAAGTAGATTTACATACAAAATTAGTTGATCTTTATAGAGAGGAATTAGCAGCATGAGCGAACAAATTAAGTTAGATGAAATAGTACAAGCTTACTTGACAATACGTGGTCAACGTGAGAACATAGCAAGAGAGTTTGAACTAAAAGACGCTGAGCTAAAAGCAGAACAAGCGCAATTAGAACAAGTGTTATTAGAGCAATGTAATGCAATGAATGCCGAGACAGTACGTACAGGCGCAGGGACTATAGTTAAGACTCTGAAAGAAAGTTATATATGTAGTGATTGGGACGGCCTTAAGTCATTCATCATGGAAAATGGATTGATTGAGTTGATGCAACAACGACTACATAATACTAATCTTAAAGAGTATTTAGCTAATCATGAGGGCGAAGGCATGCCTCCAGGGGTTAGTTCATTTAGAGAATATAGTATTGTAGTTAAGAAACCTAGTAAAACTTAAGGAGCAAATTATGAGTAACGAATTAGCAATATTAATGCAACAAAACCCAGCCCTACTTCAAACAGGGCTAGACGCAGATACACTAGCGGTAGCTGGTGGTGGTGGTAACAACGTCACTAAACGTATCTCAATCAAAGGCGGAGTCTTCCGTAAATATGCGGGTGGTGAAGAAGTTGGTACGATTGAAGACCGATCAATGAATGTAGTCTTTATCCGTATGGCTCACAATGCATCAAGAATGTATTACGCTTCATCATATAAAGACGGTGAAAAGATTATACCTACATGTTGGTCTACTGATTCTCGTACGCCTGATGCTGATGTACCAAACCCTCCCGCAAGTTCATGCGACCAATGTGCATATAGTGTTAAAAACTCTGTAGCAGGTAATGGTTCAGCGTGTCGTTTATCATGGAGAACAGCAGTGACAGTACCTGGTGATCCAAGTAATGACATTTATCAATTAGTACTACCGTCAACATCATGTTGGCAAAAAGAAGATAATGGTAAATGGGGTTTTAGACCTTATGTACAAATGCTAGCTAATAATAATATTGGTGCAAGTAAGATCATTACTAAGATGCAGTTTGATACTAAGTCACCTACGCCTAAACTATTATTCTCACCTGTTGGTGTATTAACACCTGAGCAATTAGTTGACATAGAGAAACAAGCTAAGTCTCAAACGGCTGATAACTATATCAAATTAACTGTATATAAACCTAAACAAGAAGGCGAAGCACCCGCATCACAAGAGGTCGCTCAACCCGATCCAGTAGTACAAGCAACGGGTGATGTACAGTCAGACGTAGTTATAGAGCAACCTACATTAAGAGCTGAACCTGCACCTACGCAGAAACCTACTGATGTAAGTAGCATTGTTAAAAAATGGTCAGTTAAAACTTAAGGATAATTATGGCTAAGTGTTATAGCGAACAATACCTACTTAGTTTAAACGGCCTTAACGAAAAAAGGTTAGGTGTGCAGCTTGGTAAATTATGTGTAAAAGCTAATCTGCCACCTAAACTTATTGCGAATACATTAGGCGTGTCTCGTATGTCAGTATACAGTTGGTTTAGAGGAAAACCGATACGAGAAAGAAACATAGACAAAGTTGAAAAACTGATGGATATTCTTGGTGGATATTTTGAGGCAGGGCAATTGCCAGTGCCAACTACTATCGATGCAAAAATATTTATTGATACTAAAGTTATCGACAAACTATAAAAACGTAGTAGAATAGAATCCTCCCTAGTGATAAATAGAAAAACGCATAGTTTTATGCGGCGGGATACTGTTGACTAAAAATTTAGGAAACTGCAAATGATGAAAGAATTTTATAAGAAAGCACTGCCATCTACAGGCGTTTACTGTGTAGCTACGATTGATCCAATAGCTAAATTAACTAGACATAAATTTGTAGAAAATATAGATGAGCTTGCAGAGTTCATTGAGTCGAAGAAGGATACACCTACTAATATCTTTGTAGCATTAAGTTCATTTGGCGGTTATAGTCGTAAGGCTGATGAAGCTAAGTTTGTTAGGTCTTTCTTTGTTGATCTTGATGTAGGCGATGGTAAGGGCTATAACTCAAAAGAAGAAGCAGTCCAAGCGGTTGACCAATTCGTACTAGAACATAATCTTCCTCCTCCTGTTAAGGTAGACTCGGGAACAGGTATCCATTCTTATTGGCTTTTTGATCGGGACATTCCCGCAACTGAGTGGAAACCTTACGCAGAAAAATTTAAAGAGTTTTGCTTAAGTCATGGCTTAAACATAGACCCTGTAGTCACCGCTGATCTAGCCCGCATCTTACGTTGCCCTGATACATTCAATCAAAAGACCGTGCCTCCCTCACCTACTAAAGTTATGGGTGACGACTTACCTATTTATATATTTGATGAGTTTAAAGAATTCTTAGGTAATCTTGAACCTAGTCTTGCAGATATATTACAGGCTGCACCTAAAGGTCTTAGTGAAGATCAACGTAAAGCATTGAAGCTAGATAACTTTGAATCTAACTTTGAAAAAATTATACAATCAAAAGATTGTGCTCAAATTAACTTCATTATGGATAATGTTAAAATCCTACAAGAACCTTTGTGGTATTCAGGGCTATCCATCGCTCAACATTGTGCTGATAAAGAATCAGCGATCCATTTAATTTCAAAGGATTATCCAAACTATGACGAAAGAGAAACTATTAGAAAAGCTAACGCAACTCATGGAATGCCACACTCTTGTGAAACTTTCAATAATGTCAACCCTGGGATATGTAACGGCTGTCCTAGTCGTGGCAAAATTACTAACCCTCTTGCACTTGGAAAAATATTTAAGATAGCTATAGAAGAGCCGATCAAACCATTAGATCAGTCAATGTCAATTCAGACTATTGAGCATATTAAGGAACATGCAGAAGTAGTCACACGGGGCTTATCATCGTTGCCCGAGGCACTCTATCCATTCGTATATGGTAAGGAAGGTGGTATCTATTGTATGCCTGCCCCCAAATACGACACAGATGGGGTACCTATTCCTGGTGATCCAATAGTTGTTACATTATATGATCTATTCCCGTTAAAAAGGATTTATAGTCCCGCAGACGGCGAGTGTTTATTAATGAGAGCGATATTGCCTAAGGACCCTGAGCGTGAATTTTTACTTCCTATGAGCAAAGTATTCGCAGTAGAAGATTTAAAAAAGATTATCTCGTCTCAAGGTGTTTTATTTAATACAGATGCCAAAGGAGGCCAATATCTTATGAATTATATAGTTAAATGGGGACACTACCTCACAAATAAAAATGCCGCAGAAGTTATGCGTATGCAAATGGGTTGGACGCCCAATCAAGAATCCTTCGTAGTAGGAGAGTCAGAGCTATTACGAGATGGTAAGGAAGTTACATCACCAACATCACCTTTATGTAAGAGTATAGCTAAGCACTTAACACCCGCAGGTTCTTATGAAGCGTGGAAAGAAGCTGCTAATAAACTTAGTAGACCTAGTCTTGAACTACATGCGTTTACTTTGTTAACAGGGTTCGGCTCAACCATAATGCATAAAACTTCAACATCAGGTGTAACTATATCCTTAACGGGTGAATCAGGTGCAGCTAAGACTGGCGCGCTATATAGTTGCTTATCTGTATGGGGTAATCCGAAAGACCTATCGGTACTAGAAGCTACGTCTAACGGTATGACAGGACGTTATCTAGGGCTACACAATATCCCATTCGGTTTAGATGAAGTGGGTAATATTCAACCTAAAGACTTATCACAATTAATCCATAAAATTTCACAGGGTAAATCTAAAATCCGTATGCAAGCATCAGTCAATGCAGAACGAGATCACGAGATGTCAGCATCGTTAATTGCTATATTTACTTCTAACCAGAGTATGTATGACAAACTAAGTATACTTAAAAAAGATCCTAATGGTGAGGTTGCTAGGTTAATTGAGTTTGCAGTGCGTAAACCACAAGCATTCCTCGACGAGCCTACACTTGGTAAAGAAATATTTGATAAGTTTAGATTCAACTACGGTTGGGCAGGCAGAGAGTTTATTTTTGCTTTGTATAAATATAGTGAAGACGAAGTTCAAAAGAAGATGGATAAATGGGTTGACCAATTTAAAAAAGACTTTGGCGAAGATACAGCTTATCGATTCTATGAAAACTTAATCGCGGCTACGATGACTGCAGGTGAAATAGCGGTTGATGTAGGCATAGTCAGTTATGATTTAAAAAAGATTTATAACAGGATTGTCGGCGAAATGGTAGCTATACGTGATAACGTAGTTAAGGTCAACGTGATTGATTACGAAGCTCTTATTGGTGAATTTATCAATACGCATCAAACAGGTATTCTTGCGTTCAAAGACGGTAAGATTTCAATGGAACCTCGTTCACCTTTAGTAATCCGCGCTGAACTTGATACTCACATGATTTATATATCTAAGCCTGAGTTCCGTAAACACTTAGCAGAGAACCAAGTAAGTACAAGAGAGTTTTTATATCAAATGAAACAAGCGGGTATAGAAGTAAAAGAATCTCGTAAGCGCATGGGTACAGGTTGGAAAGATGCTACAGCATCAGTAAATGTTGAAGTGTATGTACTTAATACAACTAAGTTATCAGAACGTGCGTTAGGAGCTACACCTGAGCTTGTATAATGAAATAGAATGGGTGTTTCCGTTTGAGGGCATGGAGATCGGGGATAGTTTTTTTATCCCTACTCTTAAAACTTCGCCACTTATTTATGCAATAGAATCGGGAGCAAAACGAGCAGGCGTCAAGATTAGAGCATTCACTACAATGAAAGATGGTTGTATGGGTGTAAGATGTTGGCGTCTAGCTTAGTTTTTATTGATTTCTACTGCGCGTCGATTTAAATCTTTTATATTATTAAGCATATTATTTTCAGATCTATTTAATTTATCTATGGCTTCACGTTTTTCTTCCGAAGTTTTATTACTTGCCATAATAGCTTTTTTATAATTTCTAAGTTTTGTAAGTTGATTATGTAGACTATTAATAGGCTTTTCAATTGCCATATAACCTTTATTCTTGTTCACGTAGTCTTTATATTCATCTACTCTACCTTCTTGTAATAATGCATTTGCGGATGCTTTAGTAG